GAGAAGTCTTGCCATGTGATCGCCGCCAAGAACACGTTAAGAAAAACAGGCTTACATGCCAGCAAAAAATAATCTTACAATCTTTAAACCAACTTGGAGAAGCAACTGCGTTTCAACTTATTGAAGCTAAGAATTTAAACGCTCACTCAGTTACATCGCAGATAACACACTTAGCTAATGCTAACCTTGTTGAGAAAGTACGCAGAGTTCCTGCACCTAAAGACCCAACTAAAAAAAGATCAGGCAATGCTGATTGTTGGGTTTATAAAGTTACAAAGTTAGCGCAGGGGGCGGTCGCTTAGTCTGGTATTGCTAATAACACCCTCAGATAAGGTAGGGCCTACTCTGTGTCTGATAAAAGCACAGCTTCCAGCCTTGTGACTTATCATAGGCTCACTGGATTAGCTACCCAGTGAGTCTTTTTCCTAAGCTACAGTTATTACAGTAGGTCTATTCGCGCAAAATTAAATAAGCATTAAACTACCAACTCAAAATGAGGCGCGTCAATGAATGGTCTACGGCCTTGCGACCTGCGTAAATCTATATAAGAATTCATCGCACCCTCAGCAGTAAGATCACAGCCGCCAATGTCATTGATGTGCCAAGCTGCGCCCCACCTTAACGGCACCTTTTCATAGCTGGCACCCTCTGCCATAGCATCAGCTATCTCGTCGTATAGATTAAGTTCCCATCTACCACCGCCATTGTAAGCCATAAGGTCAACAGCTAAACCATCCAAGTGTTTACTTTTCATAGTCTGCGATGCGCCAGAAGCAACCAACTTGCGCTGTTCAGCTTTAGTTCGGATGCCACAGATTACAGAAAAGTCTTGTTTAGTTACAGTGATAGCATAGTAAACAATGCGTTGAAGCCTGTCATCTACAGTGCCTAACCTCTGCAAGCTGCGCTTGCCTAATACATAACCCATAATATTCTCCTTGACCTAAGTGCATTAACGCAGTAAACCTTAATAGAAATCGGGGATGGTCTCCTTGATGTCAGTTAGATTAGGGCCTGTCGCAGTGATAGTTGCGGCAGGTTTTTACTTTTTAAATCCCCTCATTGTCCTAATGCCAAAGCTAGCAGCTATACTTGCATACATACCCCACTGCACCCACAGCGGTGTAGTTTCAAGATTAGCAAAACCCTGTGCCATTACATCCTGCATAGAAGGAATGAAGTTCATGAGAAGAATAGCTACAAACACCACTGTCCATAGCTCATCTTTCCACGAATCCTTACTAGCCTCTATAGCTGACTGTTCCCAATCAGTTTCCGAAGTAGCTTTTTTTAATGCTATCTCAGCGTTAGCTTTTTGTACTGCTGTCTTGCCGTCTATGTAACTACTAGCAAGACCACTGATCGCAGTAACAATACCACCTATCATTTCTCATGCGATAGCCAAACAGCAAACGCCCCCGTCATGGCACCAGTAACCACAGAAATTAATGAAGCCTGTTGTGTTGATATGTCAGGCATAGATAATGCCCACTCAATGCAGCGTACATAAACTACAGTCATTACAAACATCATAAAGCGAGGCAGAAGTTTGTACTCTAGTATCTTAGAAAAAACTATTGTCATTGATAACTCCTTTACATGACAGACATTAATAAATAAATCCCACCACCAAGCAAACCAATTATACCTAAAGACAATCCAGCTATAGCAGAGTTGTTAGCTATCTGTCTCTTAGCTTCCATCGCAGCATACACAGTTTCCTCTCTTTCCTTACGGATTTGTCTACGCATTTGCAACATATCGTCATAGGTTGATGGGCCGAAGCGCATGTTAAGCATAAACTTAATCTCTTTTTCCCGTTCAAGTAGAGTCTTTTTGCGGATAACAATGTCCATTGCTTCCTGTTCAATGTCACCGCTATGAGAATGTTTCTCTAAGAGAGTAGGCTTCTTACGCTGAGACTCAGCTTTAGATATGTCAGCAACAGCAGAGTACCAAGAGCCAAGCTGTTTGCTTACATCCTCTAGCTCACGACCAGCACCAACAAGAGTCTTAATACTTTTAAATGCTACATTGGCAGCAGCAAAAGCAGTGACAGGATCAATCATAAACTGTTACCTCATTTGGATTTACCTTCTGAGGAATACAGTAAGCAGTGCCATAGTCATTAGATTGTGGGTAGCCAAAGCGACGAACTAATTCTTGGGCATACCAGTTACAAATATCTACTCGCCTAAAATAAAGTTCAGACTTTATAGGGACGCGCTCTGCTCCCATGCCGAGATAAAGAACAAGAACAAAAACGTGTACCACATACTCACCCCATCCTACTAAGAATAGTAAGAAGCATAATGATTGTCGCACCAGATGTAGCTATAAGCACAGCCTCAAGTCGCTTGATTCTAGTAAAGACTTCCTTGAATTGGATTCTTACCTCTGTCTGCAAAGCAACCACATCCTTTTCTAGCGCGGAAACACGCTCGTTAATATCCATTAGCTTGGGGCCACCGGAAAGGCTACATCAGGGAACCCGTCCTGTTGTGGTAAGTCACGCAAGGCTTGTCTGTACGTGCGCCATTCGTCGGTTATACGGTCAGCTAATGCCATGTGGTCGGACGCCGCTAGTAATTCGTCACGCCGCTCTCGTACTTGGATTGCAGTTGCAGCCACTGGGTCATCTTGAAAGTCAGGCCAGTTTGACATATCTTCTGCATCATCAAATACTGCGCCGTTACCTGTTGTTTTATTGTACCAAATCTTAGACATGATAAATCCTTATTATTCCTGCTGCGCCAGCACCGCCAGAATTTGAAGCACTTTGTGAACCACCACCGCCACCACCTGGAAATGTTCCTGCAACCCCCTGAGATGCTGTTGCGCCACCATTACCTGCAAATTGTGAACCGCCGTGAAGTTTAGTAGTGTTATAAAAAGCACCGCCGTTGCCGCCACCAAAAATACAATCGTCAGCAGTAGTGTTTCCATACCATTGTTTAGCAGGGGCTAAGTATCTGTGTGACATACCGCTGGGTAATCCAAGATCATTCCAAGTATAAGGGTCAGGTTCTTTAGCAGTGTGTGTGAAATCCGCGTATGAAGTTAAACTTACAGCATTTTTTGTTAATTTCATTACGCTGTTAATCCTTGCCGCTGTTGTGTCATTACTCGTTTGCGGTGTAAAAACATCTGAACCATTTGCGCTATTCAGAGTAAAACTTGACGTGTTTGCAGTTGACGGAGCATTATTATTAGGAGAACTACCAGCTTTGCCAGCGGCTACAACGTAAGTGGCACCGTCAAGTATGCCAGCTTTGCTATATAAAAACATAGACGATCCACCGCTGCCTCCGACAGAATCGCCACCACCACCCCTAGAACTACCTCCACCACCACCACTTAAAATATATACCCACACGTAATCATCGTCTGATAAACTTCCTTTAGAGTATGTTCCAGAAGATGTATAACTAGCCGTTGGTGAGGCCCAATCGCTAGGAAACACAACGTCTGGTGTGCCTGTGCTTATAGTAGCCCAAGTCGCTGTACCCGCTGATGCGTATTGCAGTAGCTGACCCGCTGCACCCGCCGCTGGAACGTGATTGTTGCCGCTGCCTGTTGGGTGAACGTAAGCCGTTGCGCCCGTAGCAATGCCGTCTAGTTTTGTGTGGTCTGCGCCAGTGAATATTGTGCCACCAGCTATGTCTCTTGCTCTAGTCATATCTTAAATTCCTTATGTCTCATAACGGATTACAACAATGCCTGAACCGCCAGCAGCACCAGCATATGCAGGATTAGGGTTATCATAATCACCAGAAGCACCGCCTCCACCGCCTGTGTTTGCTGTGCCAGCTACAGGGGCTTCATCATAATCACCGCCATCACCACCGCCGCCATTACCGCCAGTACCGTGCTGATTAGAACTCTCAATCCCGCCACCGCCACCGCCAGCGTAAAATACACCTGAGCCTGTTCTTAGCGAGTTGCTTAGTCCTACACCGCCATTTCCTGCAATTCCACCGTTTCCATTAGAACCATTCGCACCAGCACCGCCGCCGCCGCCTCCAACATTAGCTATACTACTGCCACCAGCATTACCCTGTCCTGATGTTGCAGAGCCACCTGATCTACCGGAACTCCTAGCTGCCCCCCCTCCAGAACCGCCACTGCCGCCATCTTGAGAGTCATCACCAGCACCAAAACCGCCCCCAATAGCAGTCAAACTAAACACACTACTATTGCTACCCGCTACTCCTTTTCTACCAGCACCAGTTATAGCACCGCCAGCACCACCAGCACCAACTACTACAGAGTATGTTGTACCGCCACTTTTTGAAACCGACCCCGTAAGCAAGCCACCAGCACCACCGCCACCGCCGCCGCCGTTTGCACAACCGCCACCACCGCCACCAGCTACAATTAAATAATCATATGTTTTTGTTGTTGTACTAACAGCAACAAAGTTTGCAGACGATAAAAACGTGTGAACTGTGTAAATACCGTATGTTGTTTTAATCCCGCCTGTTGCATTAAACGATTCAATAGTAGGTGTAGCTCCAACTCCAACAGAAACCCAAATATTGGCATTTGCCGTAGCGTTAGTACAAATAAACGCCTCGCCGCTAGTCGTGTTAATCCACATATGCCCAATTGCTGATGGGTTTGTGAAAACAGTTGGGTTTCCGCTGTTAAGCGTATGAGCAAAACCTACCGCTGGACTAGCCCAACTAGGCGCAGCATCAGAGCCAGCAGATGTTAAAACCTGACCAGCCGTTCCGTAGTTTGCGCCACTAAGCCCAATAGCTTTAGAACTTCCAATTCTTAAAACCTCTGAACCATCAACTTCCCAAGCGTGGGCATTACCAGTAGACCAAGTAAAAGCTTCAGTACTACTATCAGAACTAGGCGGCTTTAAATTGTACGTTCTATTGTTATTAGTGCCACCATCAAATTCAGCTTGAAAATAATACCCATTAATATCGTTTTTATTTACGTGAATACCTGTTGTACCACCTGATCCGTTAGCGTTAATTGCTGCACTGTTAGCTGTCAATGTTCCGCTAACTGTCACACCACCAGCAAACGTCCCGCCCGTTGAGGCCGCTACAGTGTCAGCAACCGTAAACGATTTGAACGCTACAACCGCTAAATGGTCGCCAGCCGCCGCGCCACTAGCCAGCACAATAGACGTACCAGATGTAGCTGTGTAATCGCTGCCGTTGTCCAGCACGATACCATTGAGCGTAACAATTAGATTACCTGCCGCATACGCAAGCGTTGCTGAGTTGTTGTCACTGCCAGAGAACGTAGTCTGTCCAGCCGTAGCTGTGTATTCGTAATCTAGTAAACTTACAGCACCCGCTGATGAAGCGTTAATCCAGCTACCACCGTCATAAACTTTCATGCCGTTGCTGGTAGAGTTAAAATAAAGCGCACCAGAAACTAACGCATTACCATCATTGTCTACAGACGGTTCACTAGACTTACTGCCGAGGTAACGATCATCAAATGAATCTAACGCAGTAGCCGCTGCCGCCGCAGAGTTGGCTGCTGCCGTTGCAGATGCCGCAGCCGCCGAAGCGTTAGACGCAGCCGCAGACATAGTGCTTGCAACACCAGCAACAGTAGCAATGTTAGATACAACCGTACTTGTTCCTAACAAAGCTAAATCAGCTACAGCCTCAGTTGTCCCAAGCCGACCAATCTCAGTAGCCTTGCCAGCAACAGCACCAATATCAGTAGCATCACCAGCTACAGAAGTTACATTACTTGCTATGCCAGCCACAGTAGAAATATTGCTTACTATGCCAGCCACAGAGGAAATGTTATT